CCAACTACTTGAAATAACGGATCATGCCAGCAACACAAGTCAGAGGGACACAAGTCAGAGACGCGTCAATCCAGCGCGCGGACATTGATACGACGACGGTCGGTCAAGCGATCATTGCCAAAGCTGTCGGCACTGGTGGCGTCACGCATAGTTCTACGGGCGGCGATTCTGGAACTGGCGATGTGACGATGCAACTGGCTGCGATCATTCCGGCAGGACAAGTGACACAAATTTACATCGGCAGTAAAGCGCGGCTGACCGCGCTGGCAAACGGCTTGCGTCTTGAAATTCAGGACTCGGGCCTCAACTGGATAATTCAAAACGAATGGACAGAATAAAATATCTCAAACCAGCTTATCTGCATTTGGTGATAAGCTTCCTCGCGGTGGTGTTCGGCTGGTCTGTGTTCGCCGATCAAACGATTTTTCAGCCTGTGATTTACAGCACAGGCTCAAGCCTGACGTTACAGAGCGGCATCACGACGACGTTCGCTTCCGGCAGTATTACAGATTTCAACGCTGGCAGCACGGTCGATTTTACGGGCGCGACTGTGACCGGACTGGCGACAGGAAGCGGCACAGTGACATCGTTCAGTGCTGGTGATCTGTCGCCGCTGTTCACTACGACCGAAACAAATCCGACAACCACGCCTGCGCTGTCGTTCGTTTTGTCTACGGCTGCGGCGAACACGGTGTTCGGCAACAATACGGGTTCGACGGCTGCGCCAGCTTTTCAAACATTGGTCGACGCGCAAGTGCCGGACATTCTGACGCTGACGCGCGCATCGAATCTGACAAGCAATGGCTTCGTCAAAACCAGTGGCGGTATCGGCACGTTGAGCGTGGATACATCGACGTATCTGACAGGCAATCAGACGATCACGTTGACAGGCGATACGACTGGCACCGGAGCGACGAGCATCGCGACAGTGAACGCCAAAGTGAATGGCGTGACGTATCCGGCGAGTCCAAGCACGAACACTGTGCCAGTGGTGACGAGCAGTAATACGGTGACATATCAGGCTGTCCCGACTACGGCTGGCGGCGCGCCGACTGGCGGGACAGCCAATCAGGTGATGTCGAAAATCGACGGAACCAATTACAACACTCAGTGGGCGACACAAAGTTTTAGCAATCTCTCTGGAGCTGCCAGTGCATTGCAGCGCGCGGAGTGGGTCAACTCAAGCATCACAAGTGTCAGCGCTGCCTATGCGACAGACACTTATCTTGCGGGTTCAAGCGTTGTCGTTGGCGCTGGCAACTGGGCTGCGGGTGGTCAGTATTCTTGCACGTTCGACTTGAGTAAAACTGCGGCCGGAACGGCAACGTTCATAATTAATATCCGTGCTGGCGTCAATGGGTCGATTGCAGATGCGTCCATCGGGACAATCACTCTTTTGGCGGGAACAGCAAACGCTGATAGCGGCGTGATCACTGTGCGTTTTAACCTGCGCGCCATCGGCGCTTCGGCGAATGGAGCTTATTACATAACCTTACTGCATTCGACAGCGTCCACGGGCATTGCCTCTGTGGGGTTATTTGCGATGTCGACGCCCGCTGGTTCAAGTAATTTTAACAGCACGACAGCGACCACGCTCGGCCTCAGCATCAATGGCGGCGCGAGTTTCAGTGGAACGACAACCACGGTGCAAACCGCATACATGCAATGATATGCCTGACGACCACTCAAAAAATGGCAAGGCCAAGTGGGTCGCCATCATTTCGACTGCTGTGTCTTTCGTGGTCGGCATCGTGTTCGCTGCGTATGTTCTCGGCCAGCGCACAGGAAAAGTTCTCGACCTGTCGGAATGGAAAAGCGAAACCGCGCCACGGATCGAGCGCATGGATTCGCAGGGCACAACGTCTTTCAAGATTTTTCACGACGAATATTTGCGGACACAGGCGCGGCAGGAAGCGAAACTGCTTGAATTGGAACAACGGATTTACGATAAGCAGATCGACGATTTGAAATTGCGACTGGGAACATTGGAAAAAAAATGAAGATCAAAGAAAATTTGCTGCGCGTTCTGTTGTCGGACTCGACCGGAGTCGAATGCGCGATGGGTCTGTTCGCTTTCGCGCAAGTGCCGAGGATTTGGGGACTTCCACAGGATCGCGTGATCGCGGCATTCGTTGTGTTCTTCGGCTTCGTGCGTTTGTGCGCGGTTGTGCTCGGGCGTCTCCGGCTGCGATTGATCGTGGCATATTGCGTAACGTTCATGTGGGTGTGGTTCATCATGTTCGTGTGGCTTGAAGCGCCGACAGAATACGTCACAGGCGGTCTAGCGTCGGCGGCAATCAACGTCTGGATTGCGTGGCGATTGCAGACCGCGCAACATCTGGTGACGAAAGCTGCGCCAGTGAAACGCGAGGCAATGGTCGAATGAATCTGGATCTCACATCAGTCAATCTGATCGTCACTGGCGTTGCCAGCGCGGTGACAGTGATCATTCCTGTGCTGGCGAAGTTTACGTCGAGCAGGAGCGAAGCGGTCAAGCAGGCTGCTATAGTGAACAGCGAAGATTTGGAACTGATGAAAAATTTATTGCTCAAATGCAGACAGGAAAAAGCGGAACTTGTTAGGCAACTAACGCAGAACGGAATCATACCAACATGAAAATTGTCATCTCATCTGGTCACGGAAAATATATTCGCGGAGCAAGCGGCTATCTTGACGAAGTGGACGAAGCGCGGCGCGTGGTCGCAGCGGTGGCGGAATATTTGAAAGCGGCTGGCGTCGGGTGCCTGACGTTCAACGACGACGTTTCGACTTCGCAGAGTGAAAACCTCGACCGGATCGTGGCGTTTCATAATTCGCATCAACGCGACTTGGACGTGTCGGTGCATTTCAACGCCTACAATACGACCGACCAGCCGATGGGCTGCGAGTGTCTTTATCTGACTCAACCGGACTTGGCGAAATCGGTGGCGGACGAAATCTGTCAAGCGTCCGGCCTGAAAAATCGCGGACCAAAAAAGCGGACCGATCTTTTCTTTCTGAACAAAACGGACAAGCCTGCGATCCTGATCGAAGTCTGCTTCGTGGATTCGAAGGCGGACGAGAAAATCTACGCGGCGCATTTCGAAAAAATTTGCATGGCGATTTGCAAAGCGATTTCTGGAACCGAGGAATTGCCGGACACTGGATTGAAGCCGATGCTGACCATCGGATCAGTGGTGGTCTACCGGAACGAAGACGGCAGCTATGTCCGGTTCATTTCTGATCTGGACATTTGCAACGACGGCAGCGGTCCGAGCCACGGCGATCCGTCTCATCAATCAATGACGGCTTATTACAGCGGCGGCAAAGAGGGCGGCAAATATCTGAACGCCGACGTGGATCGATACATCGTGATTCCGCCGCAAGTGCGCAAGCTGGTCGCGCCCGTGGTGATGGGCTGCCAAGGGCAAATGACGAACTTGAAAACTGGCGTTATCGAGAACGCTGTGACTGGCGAGATTGGACCGGACGACATAACAGGCGAAGCGGCCTACTGTCTGGCGAAGATGATCAATCCGGCGATCACGCACAACAGCGGCGACAAGACCGCGAATTATCTTTACGAGCTGTGGCCAGGCAAACCTGCACTGGTCGATGGATTCACATACAAACTTCAACCTGCATAAAACATGGCAACAACATCAACTGTCGGTGCGCCGGAATATGGTTTGCCGTTCGTGCCTGAAATCGACTTCGCGGAAAAAGATCCAACGATCATCATCAATGAAGTAATCGCCGACTACGAGGCGGCATTCAAGGCGCTGACCGGACTTGCGAAGTCGCTTGCACCCGGCGATCCGGTGCGACTGTTCCTGCTGGTGGTGTGTCACTGGTTGTCGCATCAACGAACGATCATCGATTTCACAGGCAAACAGAACCTGTTGAAATACGCGCACGACGATTATCTGGACAATCTGGCTGCGTTATACGGCGACCGCGCTTTGCGTTTGCCAGCGCAGGCCGCGTTGACGACGCTGCGGTTTACGCTGGCTGCGCCGCTGGCGTTTACGGTTTCGATTCCGAAGGGCACGCTCTGCCAAGCGCCCAACGGTGTGATCTTCGAGACGTTGCAATCAGGCGCGATTCCGTCCATTGCGACATTCGTGGACGTGCCAGCGCAAGCGATTGTCGCTGGCTCGTTAGGCAATGGCTTTGCAGCTGGCCAAGTGAATTCAATCATCAATTGGAATCAGCCATACGGCGTGACTGTGGCCAACACGACGGTGACTTCCGGCGGCAGCGACGCCGAGAGCGACGAGCAATATCGCTATCGTATTTGGCTGGCCATAGAAAGTTTCTCGACCTGCGGACCGCGCGAGGCTTACGAATTCTGGACGTTGTCGGCGCATCCCGACATCATTCAAGCAGTGATTCACAGCGCGCCGGAGATCGCCGGCGAGGTTTGGATTTATCCACTGATGCGCGGCGGCGAATTGCCGACCAGCGATATCATGGCGCTGGTCGACGCCAGCTGCAATCGTGACGACCGCCGACCAGTGACAGATTTTGTGACGGTCAAACTGGCGACAGCGTTCACTTACACGTTGAACGTCGACTACTGGATTTTGCAGGCGAACGCGGTGCTGGCCGACTCGATTCAAGCGGCAGTGAATACGGCCGCGCTGGACTGGATCGAATGGCAGCGGAGCGCAATCTCGCGCGACTTGAACGGCAGCGAATTGACAAAGCGGATGCTGGAAGCTGGCGCGAAACGTGTGGTGATCAATTCGCCGAATCCATCGTTTCAGCTGATGAACTTCGACCAGCTGGCGGTGCATAGCGACGTGACCGCGCCGATCATTAACTACAAAGGCCTCGAGGATATTTAATGGCTGAGAACCTGCGAGATTTGGGGCTGATCGATTTTTGCACGCCGTCGATTGCTTACGACCGACAAGTGCAATCTGGCTGTGAAGCGTTCGACAATCAGATGCATGAAATCATCGACGCGACAGACGGCACGCCAGCGACAGGGAACGGGCGAACGGATCAACCGTCGATACCTGCGACGTTATCGCAGATCATTTTCATTCCACAAATTCTGGCGCTGGCTGACGAAACGCTGGTCGACATTCTGGCGTGGCAATTCCATGTCGACTTTTACGACCGGACACAGCCACTGGATTTCCGCAAACAGCTGGTGTGGAATTCGATTCAATGGCACATGCGCAAAGGCACAGTGAAACTTGTCGAGGACGTTCTCAACACGTTCTGGCCAGGCGGTGCGACCCTGCTGGAATGGTTCGAATACATGAATCCGCTGCCGCCGAATTATCCGATCGATAATCCAGACGCGATGCTGTGGACGTTCGCGCCAGCGGCGGTCAACGTGGCGACGAATACGTTTACGATCAACGGACACGGCTTCTTGAATAGCGACCAGATTCGTTTCGAGATACAAGGCCTCGCAATCGGAAGTCAATTGCCGCAGCCGTTGCTTGCTGGTCTGTGGTATCGCGTGGTCAATAAGACGACAAACACATTCCAAGTGACGCAACAGTCGGTCGGCGGCGCGCCGATTGATTTGCTGACGCAAGGCGTCGGCGGCAGTCAGATTTGGAAACGCGGTTCTGGCTCGTGGCATGATCGCTATCGCTTCCGCGTGCTGATCGACGAGACTGTGATCGCGCCCGAGGATTACGCGCAAGTGATGGCGCTGATCAACGAATATAAACCTGTCAGCCGTTGGCTGGAAGGAATCTTCCGAATGAAAGTCAGCCAGTGCAATATCGGATGGGCAGGCATGACACTGCAATTCATCTACAAGGAAAGCGAGGCACCGAACTATCCATGAGCATATCGAAACAGGAATTCACGAACGCCGGACGGTCCATGTTAGGCCGAGCGCAGAACGGCGAGACATTGACGATTTCAAAAATCGTAGTCGGCAGCGGATCAGCGTCACAGGCCAGCGATTTGTGGCCGTTGACTGCGCTGATTCATTTCGAAATGAACGTGACGATCAACAGCAAGAACGATGACGGAAACGGCCAGCTGCTGGTGGAAGGCGTTTTTCGAAGCGACGCTGCCCCGCACGCATTCGACTTGCACGAAGTGGGAATCATGGCGCGCATCGGAGCGGAAGCGGACAGACTTTATTCGGTGGCGAACGCGTTCGGTGATGCTGTCGATCACATAGATCCGGCAGCGCCGACATTCTACGGTTACAAAATAAAACTTATCATCGACCGGATTCCAGCCGCGTCACTGGTGATTCAGATCGGGCCGACCGACGTTGTGATGGGCGAGAACGTTGGCGCTGGCACAGTGGGACCCGGCGTTTACAAAGAGGCAATCGGCAATCTGCTGCGGTTCAAACGCCTCGAAGCTGGCGTCGGCATTACGCTGACCGAGGACGCTGGCGCAAACAAGATCACAGTCGCGGCGAAACAACTGACACAGAACGTGGATTTATACGTGCCAGCGAGCTACGTGAATCCGCCTCCTGGCACGCTGCCGGAACAGTTTTTTGCCACGATTCAAGCTGCGCACGATTACTTGTTAGGCTTTCATATTCCCTCGGATAAGTTCGCCACCATTCATGTCGACGGCGGTCATTACACGCAGGCGGTGCCGATAATCTTTTCGCATCCTGACTCGACACAAATCAACGTGGTCGGTCTGGATCCGGTTCAGAAAACCGTGAGCGGTTCGATTACGCGAGCGGGAACGCTGCCGAATCTGGATATCACGATTCCGATTCCTGCCGGAACATCCGGCATCACGGTCAACGACGCGGTCTATCTTTACGACGCGCCACACGCACAACTGGAAGGCTGCGGCTACGTAACGCAAGTTCTGTCCACGTCGATCAAAGTGCGGATGCGAATCGCCAACGTGCTGCCGCCGTCATCGGTTGCTGCGCTGGCGACGACAAAGCTGCTGGTCTTTCCTACGCAGTTCTCGACCAGCATGACAAGCGGCGTGGTTTTTTCATTTCCCAACGGCATCGGGCTGATGAAAAATTTCGGGCTGCACACGACGACCGCACAACTGGCGACGGCGGTTTTAATTCTCAACGACGGCGCTTTGCAGAACGTGATCGCTGTTCAATTTGGGATGGGCTTCGGCATTGGCGGCGGCGACACAAAACTGACTTCGATCATTGCGGCTAACGCTTGCTCGATTGGAATGCAAGTCGGCCCTAGCGGTGCGGCGCTAATACAAGCGCCGAGCACGTGGGCGCGGGTGACATTCAGCGGAAACGTTGTCCACGGAATTTGGGTCGCTGGCGGTTCTTATACCACAGGCGGCGACGGAACGGCGACCTATTGTTGCTCGAACGCGACAGGAATCAGAAGCGACACGCGCGGTTGGGTCGGCGTGGCCAGCGCCACAGAGAGCGGCGGCTTCGTGATCGGCTTCAACGACGTGGGCGTTGCGGCTGTTGTACTTGGCATTGTGCAATCGGCAATCGCTGTCGAGTCGTTAATCCAAGCCAACGTCACATGGGATTTGCAGGCGGCGAGCGGCGGTCAGATTTTACTGGTCTACAATTCGACGATGAGCGGCCTTTATTCGCCTGCGTTGGATGTGCTTGGACCTTCCGGCGGTTACGCTCACATCGGCGCTCTGAATCCGTAGGCTTGACAGCTTATCACCATTTGATGATAAGCTTGCCTCTATGCCGAAGACCAAACAAAAATCGCGACTGGAAGTGACGCACACGGAGTTCAACGGGCACGAAGTGGAATTCTGGTCGCCGCATGACTTGACGCCATACGAGCGCAATTCGAACAAACATCCACCGGAACAAGTAAAGCTGATCTGCAATTCCATCGAGCAGTTCGGATTCACGATTCCGATTCTGGCCGACGAGGAAGGTTTGATTCTGGCTGGCGCTGGTCGGCAGCTGGCGGCGTTGCAATTGGAACTGTCGGCGGTGCCTGTGATCGTCAGGCGCGGCTTGACCGACGCACAGAAGCGCGCCTACATCATGGCCGACAATCAAATCGCGCGGACAAGCGACTTCGATTTCGATTTGATCGCCAGCGAATTGAAAGCGCTGGCGCAGGAATATCCCGACTTCGACATCGGCGTGATCGGGTTCGCTGCTGCGGACGTGCGGAAGTTTCTGGATCCATTGTTCGGCGAACAGCATCCAGACACTGGCAAGCTGCTGGAAGTCTTGCGGGTGAGCTTCGACGATCCGAAAGCAAAAGTGGAATCCGGCCAGCTGTGGGACTGCGGCCAACACGTGGTGGCTTGTCTGGACGTGTTCACGGCGTGGGAAATTTGGCAGCGCGAACTGAAACCTGGAACGGTATTCCTGCCGTATGCCGGACCGCTGGTGCTGTTGACCGAGCGCGCGAAAACGACTCGGATGCTGGTCGTCAATCCACAGGAATATATTTGCGGCATGATCCTCGACAAGTTCGTTGAAGCGAAACTGGGCAAACCGAAGCTGCGCAAATGATTCACACAGGCGGAAAACAATTCGATCAGCGCGAGCGCCAGCTTTATTTCATCGCCATCAACGCGGACAAATTGTTGCGCGTGGAAAAATTGAACCGCCATTTGCTGGTGGCCGTGAACGAAGTGACAGGCGCGAACGCGCTCGGCATCGTGCAGCAAATGATCGAGCGCGGGACAAAAATCTTTATCGACTCCGGCGTTTACAATCTGGCGATGCAACACGCTCGAGCGCATGACTGCCACATGAACGAAGCGCTCTCGATGCCACCGGATGAGATCGACGGCTTCGACGAACTCTACGACAAATACGTCGAGATTTGTTCGACCGTCGGTGCGGATTCTTGGGGCTACATCGAAATCGATCAGGGCGGACGCGACAACAAAATCAAGATACGCGCCCGACTGGAAAAACTGGGGCTGCGTCCGGTGCCTGTGTATCATCCGCTCAACGACGGCTGGGACTATTTCGATTATCTGGCTGCGCGATACGACCGCATTTGTTTCGGCAACGTGGTGCAGGCCGAAGTGGCGGAGCGGGTGCGACTGATCTCGACCGCGTTTCTGCGACAGAAAAAATATCCGCGCCTCTGGATTCATTTGTTAGGCGTGACGCCGAACGAATTGCTTCACAGCTGTCCATCGTGTTCATGCGACAGCTCGACGTGGCTGTCCTCGATGCGTTGGGGCAGCTGCGACGCGACGTGCTTCGGCAAACGTGTGGGCGACGGCTTCGGTCCTTCGCTGACGTATCGTTATGGCGCGGCCGCGCTGGACGAAAATCCTGACCGGAACGCCAGCTACATCAAAGGCGAAAAGCTGTTCGCGTTCGACGCGGAAGTGATGGGCCGAAACTGGTCGCACTATTGCCGCGACTACGGAACGGCGACCGATGCCAACGCTCAATGTTGACGTGCCGCATTTTTTTTGCCGGCTGCGACGTGAGTTCTGTTACGACCTGAAATCGCACAAGGGCGAGTTCGATCCGTGCGCGGTGTTCATGGCGACTTCGATTCCGCCGCGCGCCCTGATGTTCACATGCATGCTTGACAACGGCGCACAGATCGCGCGGTTGCCGATTAGCGCATTCGTCCACAGCGATACGACCGAGGATTTGTCGCTCGACCAGCTGCAACTTTGGGGCTGTTTCTCCTACGACGTGACGGTGATCGAGTGCGGCTACCTGAAAGATTTGCGGTGCGCTGTGCTGCTGAAAGATCGCACGTGGCGTGACGGTCGCTACATGATGACGTTCGACTGGTATGGCACGCCGTATGCCGACGAGCCCGGCGAGGGCGGATTCAAAACGGCGCATCTGATTGCGCTGGACAACGGGCAATTCGCGTTGCAACCTAACAACCGGATGAAATGGTTCGAGCCGAGCTTCATCACGAAACCGTTCGACACGCCGCCGGATTATCTGACCAACAGTCACGTGTGGCATTGCGAGACCAAACACAAATGGTCGATGCCGGACGACGACAAATATTTTTACTGATGCTTATTTTTTGCCGCACGCGGTTCGAAGGTTTTCACTGCTGGCCTGACGCGCCGGACGAAGTTCGATTTTTACGCGATCCGCATCGCCACGAGTTCCACGTGCGAGTGTGGCACGAAGTGAATCACGACAATCGCGACATAGAATTTATTCTCTACAAACGAAGCGTGGACATGCTGATTCGCACAGCGAAAATGCACGAGGATACAATGCACTGGTCGTGCGAAACGTGGGCGCGATACATCGGCGAACGGATGCAAGCGGCGACGGTTGAAGTCTCCGAGGATGGCGAAAACGGGGCAGTCTGGTTTGCGGATGATCAACGCCTCTAGAACGGCTCGCAATCGCGCGAGGATTGCCGCTATCGCGTTTTGATGGGCGCTTGGCTATGGTGACACTCAAAAGAGGACAAAACGATTCTAACGCGGTTGTGGCGCGTTTCGGAGCTTATCTGCAAATGGTGATAAGCTTGCCCGAGGCACAAAAAAAGCGCGGCTGGATTTCTCCAACCGCGCTTGGCGACCGAGCGGAAAATTTTAGCGGACGTTCTGATGGACTGGCAGGCGCGCCCAATTCGGCTGAGGCTCCATTCCAAGGTGGCGCGCGATCATGGCCGAGACGGTCGGGCCGTGGTCGGCTTCGATCTGCGCCTCGATCTGGCGTGCTGTGGGTTTAATGTTACGGCTGACGAGATACGAACGGGCGTCGTTCACCATTTCTTTTTTGTCGGCTGCGGTGTAATTGATCATGCCCTTCTGTCCTTCGTATTCCGAACCCGACAACAAGTTTTTTCAAAAAAAGACTAGGCGTTTCTTGCCCTCCAAAAGCACAAAAAAGCGCCGCCGGATTTCTCCCCGACGGCGCTGATTTGCCTTAAACCTTGCCTAGCGTAGCATTACGCCGACGCAGGGACAAGCGCTTTCAATTGCTTTTTCGACAGCGGTGCAGGGACGCCACGAACGCCGTGACGGCCAGCTTGCACGAACGTGCGAATGGCATTGATCGACGCCTTCGGCTCGACGGTGTGGATTGCGGCGACGGCTTCGGCTGGCATAAAGCCAGCTTTGCCGAACGCGCGAGCAACGGCCACGACCGGAAATCCGAGGACCAATTTCAGCTTGCGCTTGGCTGGTGCTTTGGCTTTCGCTGCGGGTTTCGCTTTTTCGGTTTTCTTCATTTTCTTCTCCGTTTGGTTGACCGTGTTTTGCAAGTCGGACACGGTGATTTTTTTGCCACCGACTTTGGCTGGTTTGCTCGACTTAGTGAAGCCACCGAGCACGCGCGGCGCGTTGGCTGCGAGCGTGTTGTCGTCAGCTTCGGCGGCTGCTACGGCGTCCGCATACCGCTCGCCCATGCTGAGCTTGCGACCGAACACTTGCTCGGCTGTGGCTGCGCCGTGCTCGTCGGCGATGATCCGGCGAAGATTGCCTTCGGTCGGACGCATCTGGTTTGCTTTGCACACTGACTTCGCATCGCGGATCATTTCGGCGATGTCGGTTTTGCTGTAGGTGACTGCGATTTGTTTTTTCATGCCGCTTCTGTCCTGCCGGAAACCAGTTCCGCAACAGTTAAAACAAACTTTTTTTAACTTTTTTTTGGCGCTTAAAATTTTCTTGCTACGTGTTCCCGACCGGAGTAAATGACGAAATGTGTTTACCTGCTCGAAGACCTACGCAGACGTGCCGTTCGCGCATCGGGCGCACATGCACAAAGGTCATTGCAGGCTGATCCACGGACACAATTGGTCGTTCCAGATTACGTTCGCGGCGACGACGCGCGACGAGAACGGGTTCGTGGTCGACTTCGGAAAATTAAAAGAGCTTCGCCAATCGCTGTGGGACATTTTCGATCACAAACTTGTGGTGAGTCAGGACGATCCGCTGTTGAGTGAAATCGGCTGCTTCCTGCGCGATAACATGATTGCGAACCTGACAGTGGTGCCGGACTGTTCGTGCGAAGGGATCGCAGAGTTCGTGCATGGCATCGCTGACGCGTTCGTGCGGAAGGAAACAATCAACAGGGCGCGCGTGGTCGAAGTGATCGTCCACGAGAGTTCATGCAACGTGGCGACGTTCCGGCCATGATAAAAATCTCGGAGATTTTCGGGCCAGTGATACAGGGCGAGGGAATGCACATCGGCGTGCCGACTGTGTTCGTTAGGTGCGGCGGCTGCGATTATCGGTGCAGCTGGTGCGACACCATGTATGCGGTCGACAAAAAGTTCTCGAGCGAATGGCGGTCACTGACCAATGATGAAGTCGAAACGGAAATTTATCGCTGCTCGCCGACGCCAATTCTTGTGACGTTGTCCGGCGGCAATCCGGCGCTGTTCGATTTCTCGGCGGTGATAAAAGCTGTGCAGGAACACGGCTACAAAGTGACAATCGAAACTCAGGGCAGCGTGCCGCGCTGCTGGTTTACTCTGTTGGATTCAATGACGATATCGCCGAAGCCGCCGTCGAGCGGAATGAAAACGGATTTCGGGAAACTGTCGCGGTGCATGGACGGACTAACGCCTGATCGCATCGCTCTCAAAATTGTGGTGGCCGACGACGACGATTACGACTACGCGCGCCATGTGGCGGATTTGTTTCCGCTATTGCGCTGCTACTTGCAAGTCTGCAATCCGAATCCGCACGCGAACCTGAGCGCGGACACGCTGCTGATCAAACTGGCGTGGCTTAGTGAAAAAGTTCTGGCGGATAAATGGTTCACAGCAACTGTGCTGCCTCAGC